AAATGATACAAGTAAAGATACTTACGGATTTAGTTGCTGAGCCTGTTACATTGGCAGAGGTTAAGGAATTTATGGAAATAGATTTCACAGACTTTGACCAACTGATAACACGCTTATTGAAACAAGCTCGTATTTCATCTGAAAAATACACCGGGTTAAGTTACGGTAAAAAGGAATTTACTTTGGTTAGCAATCAGGCAAAAGTAACAATACCTAACGGGCCATTTGGTGAATTATTAACCATAGTTGATAAGGATAGTGTTGCCATACCTACTGCAAATTATACTTTGTTTGGGTATGATAACCCGGTGCTGACAGTTGGCATGACTTGCATGCCGTTAAATTACGATCCGTATTACGACATTTTAGGTACTGCATTAAGGTCATATAATGAATGGACTGTAACGTATTACGCAGGGTTTTACGACATCTATACAGATGATAGCACATTGCCAGAGGACTTAAAAACAGCTATCTGCATGAGAGTTGAAACAGCGTTTAAATACAGGGCGGATTCAACAGATGAGCAAGTAAACAAAGCAATTAATACAAGCACCGAAATTGAGCAGGCTTACAGGGTTAATCCCATAATGTAATGAATACGGGAAATTACGATCAGGTTATAACATTTGTATCATTTGATGATACGGTAGATGCTTCGGGAGGTTTTCCGGTAACCAGGTTGTTTCTGCTTTCAACTTTTGCAATGATTAAAGAAATGCGATCATTCAGCGAAAGCGAACAAAGAGAAAGAGTTTTAAATCAAATATTTGAATGCAGGATTAAATACAGATCAGCATTCACACCAACAAATATAATGTTCATTGAATGGGAAGATTATCGGTATGTAATTAACAGAATTGATTTAGTAGGGCAAAGGCATAAGCGAGAATACATAATGACAATTGAACGTGCTGAATTAATTGTAACAACATAATGGCAAGGGTAATAATAAGCGGACTTTCGCAGGTTAAAAAAAAGTTAGCTGATTATAGTAAAAAGGTGCAAGATGAGGTAAAGTTACAAGTATTAGATTCATCTACAGCAATTGAAATAAATGCACAAAATAAAGCTCCGATAGGAATAAAAGGGTTAATTGATAAAGTGGTAAAGAATAACGGTTATGCTTCGGAAATAGGAGTACAAAGCAGTACAAATATTCCTGTTTATATTGAGTTCGGAACGGGTGAAAGTGCCGCAAGTTACGTTCCTACATTGCCGAGAGAAATACAGGAATACGCAAGACAGTTTTATGAAAACGGTCAGGGTACAATGAAAAAACAACCGTATTTAATACCCTCGTTTTTGGCAGAAAGTCCAATTTTTATAAGTGAGTTAAAAAAGATACTGAAAAACAATGTTTGAAATAGCAACCGAATTAAGAGAAGCGTACATAACTAAGCTTGGAGGCATTCAAATCTCGGGGGTTACTATTCCGTTCTACGATGAATTACAAGGTGCTACAGTTGCTAATATTGGCTATGCTACGGCTTATTGCTTAATCATGGATCAGTCGGCAAATGACATATTAATAAAGAATGGTTTTTATCAGAATGTAACGATTTCAATTGATGTGGTGACTAAGTTTCCAAAGAATAAAGGAGGTAAAAAGTTATCAGAGCAAATCAGCAATGAGATACAACAACTGATCAGAACGGGTGATACAACGGACTATCCTGTATTAACTAACTTTCAGATAGTGACTTGCAGTAAAACGAATGACAGAGGTATAATTGAGGAAAATGTAGGTAATACAGTATTCAGGAAAATATTAACTTTTTCACATAAAATAAAACAGATTAATCAAACAACTTAAATATTAAAATCATGTCAAACTTTGTAAACGGAGATGATAGTGTACTATCAATTTTAAGGAGTGGGGACTACGTGCCTATTGCTTGCTTAACTTCAAACGGAACATCTGAAACGGTAACGTTTAATGAAGTTCAAACTAAATGCGATCCAGGGGTAATTATTTCAACTCCAAATTCATACAGTTACACCAAATCATTGGATGGAATCCTAACAGATACGACTTCCGTTGGTGGAGATACTGCATTAGCTTCGTGGGATTACTTAAGCGGATTATTGAGAGCTAAAACCTTAATCTATTGGAAAGAAGCCATCGGATCTCCGGCATTCATGAATGAGTTTGGTGAGGGTTACATTGAAACTTTGGAAATGACTGCTGCAAGTGGTGATAATATCACATTCACAGGCTCAATCAAAGGCACAGGTGACATAACCAGAACTACCTAATTTATGGCAGACGTTTTTAAATTGCCTGTAAATGGGCAGGATATGGATTTCTTTTGTGGAACTTTCGCAGTTGAAAAAACATTGGAAGCGATGGAAATAAACATTGCCGATATTCAGGACAGTATATCAAAGAGGTTCGTTCCAACAATTAGGCACTTTGTTTATTTTTCGGCTATGAATGCTCAAAAACTGAAAACTGCAAAAGGTCATTCATTGGATTTTGATTATGAACTTGACGATGTTTACAATTGGATGGATGAGTGGGGCGGTGGTAATTCTGCAAATGTAGTTTTATTCACTTCTAAATTACTTGCAGCTTTATTTGGTGTTCAGGATGAAAGCGAACCACAAAAAAAAAGTTAAGTAAAGTAGAAAAAATAAACTGGCATAAAGATATTTTATCGGTTGCCGTTGGTGAAATTGGTTTAACGTTTGATTATTTTTATTCTTTGACCCTTGCAGAGTATTACATTATTTTGCAAGGGTTTAGAGTAAAGCAATTAAATGACCTGAAAAACATACGATGGCAGACTTGGGAGATTGTAAGGCATACACCTTTCCTGAAAAACCCGCCTGCAAGTCCTGATAAGTTACTGAAATTTCAGGATGAACAAGACGCAGACGAGATTAAGACAGCAAGGGCGGCAAATAGATTATTAGAAGCACGTAAAGAACATGGCAGACGCAGAACTGAAAGTACGGATAGAGGCCGAAATGGCTGGACTTGCTAAAGGACTGAATGCTTCGGTCAAGTTAGTTGATAATGCAGGTAGTCAAATATCTAAATCCGTTCAGGGGTTATCTACTTCATTTAAAACCTTAAACAATACCAAATTTACCTTTGGTCAAAATTATATTTCCGCTTCAAAAAGTTTAGCAACTGAGGCTCAAAAAACAGGGGCTGCATTAGGTGGATCTATGACAGTAGGCTCAAATCGTGCCGCTTTTGCCTTAACTAACTTAGGCAGAGTTGCTCAGGATGCTCCGTTTGGTTTTATGGGTATTCAAAACAACTTAAATCCATTACTGGAATCGTTTCAAATGCTACGTAAGGAAACGGGCAGTAATGTGAGTGCATTTAAGGCATTAGCTGGCGGTTTAGTCGGCCCTGCTGGATTAGGTTTAGCTTTGTCTTTGGTCAGTGCTGGAATACTTTTATATCAGGAATATACAAGAAAGGCCAATAAGGAAACAAGGGTAATGGCTGATGCAAACAAAGAACTTGCAGACAGCATAAAAGATATTGCAGGCGTTCAGGCAGAGGGAAGAGCTAATGCTTCCAAAGATTTATCTCAATTACAAAGCCTTTATAATGCTACTCAAAATGTAAACATTCCTGCAAAGGAACGGTTAAGAATTGCAAATGATTTAATTAAGCGTTATCCTGAATATTTAAAAGGATTTAATGCAGAGGAGATATTAGCAGGTAAAGCAGCCGCAAGTTATACAAAACTTACAAATGCAATACTTGCCAAAGGTTACGCACAGGCAGCAGAGGAAAATAGACAAAAGTTAATTAATCAGCAATTAAATGCAAAAGTTGAATTAATTAAAGAACAGTCTAAATTAGAAATTGCAGCGGCTGAATTACTGAAAAGAACAACACAAAAACAAGCTACTTTAGATATACAAGGTCAGGCGGCTTTAGAAAATGGAATCAATAGAGTATCAGATGCAGTAGACCAAAGTAAAGGTAAAATCAATGAATTAAATAAAGTCTATTCAGATAGTGCCAAAGAAATAAAGATACTTGACGATGTTACGCAAGGATTAATTAAGACTTATGGTGCAAGTGTTGTAATTGATCCAGCAAAAACATTAGGTGCAAGTATTGGAGAATCAGCAAAGGAAGAAAAGCGTAGATTTTTTGCAACCATTAACGATTTTAAAGGAATAACAGAACAGGGCAAAAAAGATATTGCCAAATCATTAACAACCGGTAAGCCACTAATAGACATTGATACTTTAATAGGCGGAGCTTCGTTTATGCATGATAATTTAGGTAAACAATTATACACACCTTTCCAAATACTAAAAGATGATATTCAGTATGATTTACTTCCTCAATTAGGTACTTCATTCAAATCATTCTTTGATGATATGCTAATGAATGGTAAGTTTTCATTTCAATCATTAGGTGAAAGTATTAAGAATACATTTTTATCAGTTTTGGCAAGTGAGGCAACACAGGCTTTGTTAAATTTATTGGGTTCTAAAGGTGGAGTTTCTGGTGGTGGATCTGGTGGTAAATTACAAAAGGGTGCAAGCATACTCGGAGGATTAGCTAAGTTAATCGGAATAGGTGGTGCAGGTGCAGCGGCTGGAGTTGCAGCCGCAGGTTCATTGGCAGGAGTGGCCGCTTCAACAGGCGGTGTAATACTTGGATCGGGAGTTGCAGCCGCAGGAACGGCGGGGTTAGGTACAGTAGGAGCTGCTACAGCCGGAACAGTTGCAAGCGGTGGTTTATTACTTCCAATATTAGGAGGCATCGCAGCGGCTGCAGGGATAGCATCCTTATTCAAGAAAAAGAAAGTAGAACCACAGCCAGCGTTTACAACATCAAATGCAGTTAGTAGTTACCAGACCTCATCTATTGCG